TCTAGAACTGGTGCCCATTTTTGTTGTAAATTTTCAGATAGAAACATCTAAGTTATCTCCTTAATTGGGGTGTTTTATTTATTTATTATTTCGCAGTTTTCGAAATTGCTGCAAGTGTAGCTGCCACAAATGGGTCAACATAACCTGTTTTCTTTTCTTCAGCAACTTCTACTTGTTCATGAAGTTGTCCTTCATCTGCTTTCTTTACGCCAGAAGGGAAATAATTTTCACGAATAGTCTCTAACTTACTCTTGTACTCCCCCTCTGTGGAGAATTCTACACTCTCTGCAAGTGATTTGATTTTTTCAACTTGAGTAGCTGTTAAACCTTCGCTAACTTCACGGGTAATTTCAGCTTTACGTGATTCAACCAAAGATTTTTTGGTCTCAATACCACGTTCGATTTCTTCGTTCAACTTACCTTCAAGTTCTTCAACTTTAGTTGCAAGTTCTTCGACTAAATCAACCTTTTCAGCAGGAACATCAATATAGTGTTCTGCAAATAGATTACGCAATCCAGAAATGAAATCTTCGGTCAATTCAGAACGTAGACCTGTTTCGATTGCGATTTCGTTGTCGGCAATCCACTGCTCAACAACATAAGATAGGTAATCGTTAACTTTTTCTGTTAGGTCAGCTTTGATAGACTCAACAGCTTCTTCTAACATACCAGCATAACGTGTTTCTGTTTCTTCTTCAATTTGTGCAACACGGTCAGAAACACGTGCTTCAAAAATTGTAGAAACTTTAGATTTGAATTCTTCAGAAATAGTAGAATCGTCAGAGAAAAGAGCATTTACATCTTCTTTCATCTTTGATTTCCATTGTTTCTTTTCTTCGATTTGTTCTTCAGAGACAACTTCACCTTCAACTTGTGCTTCTTCTTTCTTCAAAGAGTCAACAGTTTTACCTGAAGCGTCAGATGCTTTTGTAGTTGGTGCAGTTGCAGACTTTGCAGCCTTAGTTGCATCAATCTTATTAGAATTGTCATCTGGTTTTGAATCTTGTGGGGTTGGTCCACCTAAATCGACTACTTGACCTTCGCCTTTAGGCATAGGTTCAGCATTCTTGCCTTTTGTTCCAGCAAGGATTTCTGCAGCAGCCTCAAATAGTTTGTTTTGTGCCATTAGGAATCTCCTTTATTGATTGCTTATTTATATAAATTAAAGTTTTGAAATAAAATTCTTAAATAGGTGAAGTGCTACTTCCTCTATTTGTTTACTTGAGGCTTTTCTTATTTGTCGTTTAGCGTTATCAATGTCGACCTCTACGTATCGACCTTCAACAAATAGCCATTCTTTTCCTTCCATAATGCCGTTAACAAAAGCACCAGGAGCGGATGGGTCAGCAACAACATCGGCCGCAGTGGCCAATCGGAAATCGTCTTGCACAACGCTAAGACCATTATCACTCTGCACTAAAGAACCCATACCTCTTGAAGAAACACCAAGACTTACACCAGATTCGATGAAATTCTTAACGATGTTTCCGTAAGGAGTATCTAACACTCTTGCTTTACCAATAAATCTATTACTGTCATCTTCTCTTAGAGATTCAATCTTAATACAAACACGTTCAAGATTGATAGATGGTGTGTCAGGATGACCCAACTCACCAAGAGCACGATTAGTATTAATGTACTCTTGTGTATAGCGATTTACTTCTTCTCGCAAAGTATCAATTTTATATATTCTTCTATTTTTGTTAGCTTGTTCGCCAACCAAAAATACGCCTTCAATAAAAAGGCTTTTCTTTCCGTTTTCGGTTGTCTCTGTCAAATACTTGACATTATCAACCATTTCTGTAATTAGTTTCATGCTGCGTCCAAATCGGTTGAATATGTTGCAACTTTAGAAACTTGTAGAATCAAAGTTCCACCAGTACCAGAGTTGGTCACATAGATGTTTGATGTTGCACCATTAGCAACAGCAATATCAGTTTGTGTGAATGGAAGATAGTTGTTATCTTTCAATTCTAAAACTAATGTGCCTGTTGCATCATTGCCACGGTAAATTCTCCAGAAACCATCAGTTGAAGATGCAACTGCACCGATTGCGGCAGCAGTAACAGTTTCAGACAATGTGTTTGCGGACAACTGTGTTAAATTAATACGTGTCGCTGTGTTGCCTGTTACAGCAATAACAGACTTGGAGCGTTTTGAATTTACAATTTCGTATGCCATTTATCGTATTCCCATTGATTGTCGGCGGCGCATAGACATTTTTCTTTTCAGTAATGTTCTATTCAATTTGGCCTTACCTTTTGTTTTCCAATATCTTTTAAGCTTTCTCGCTTTGTTGATTCTCTGGATTGCTGGAATACGTTTTACTGTATTGCCAGATAATGCATAACCTTTAATAGCAGAACGTCTTATATTTCTCTGTACCACAATTTTGCCTTTGGCATTGCGGCGAATACGTCTGCGAATCTTGACAACACGACCCATCTTGATTCGATTAGGTGTACCTGCTTCATCCAACTGTTCAACATCATAAGTGTTTTCTGCCACATATCGTTTAGCTTCTTCTAAACGAACAGAGGCAATTTCATTCAAACGTTCGAAAATTATTTTTTTCGCTTCGTCTAATTTATTTTCAAATAACAAGTCTAAGAATTTCATTTTGCGTGTTTAAAGGCAAATGATGCCGCTTTTTCTAAGTGTGCAGGAGACTTGTGTACCATATCTGCAAACTTTTTCTTGTTATCATCGTTTAATGCTTTATGCACTTGTGTAATTGCAGAAGCGGTATAATGGTCAACTTTTCTTGTTTCACCAGAGGCAAATTTTACTCTCTGTGCGGATTTGCCCGCAACAATTTTATGTAGTGTATCCATAACAGCTTCTTCAATCTGAACAGATTCAGCTTGAACAGGTGCATCAATTTCTTCGTTATCAGAATAAGGAATACTAAAATACTTTTTTAAACGGTCGTTATAATATAAAGCAATTTTTGTATCATTAGGATATGCTCTAATAGCCTTACGTTTAAGAACCAAAGTAAAAGGAGGGTCACCTTTCAATTCTTCTTCGATTTGTACCGACTCATCAACTTCTTTAGGTTCTTTGCCATATACTGTGTCACCAACTTTAATGCGGTGGGCACGAACTTTTTTTCCAGAAGGACCTATTTTATAATCAGAAGTATCAATAACTTCCAATGACTCATCTAACTCAGTTTCTTCTCGCACAGCACGGCGAGTTTGGTTGAATAATTGTTTGTTGTTGGAGATTAAATCTACCATCTTATTAAAAAGATTCTGTACAATCATCTTATCAGCATTGTTAAATTGAGGACGTTCTTCCGTCATCTTATCCAAAATTTTATGGATGCGATTTAACTGTGCTTTGTTTGCCAAGCCAGCTCTAACCAAAGCATCAAACTTGGAGTAGTCTGCTTTTTCTTCTTCGGTAATTACTGATTTAAACTCTTGCAACGATTTCATATTACTCTGCTGTTTGTTCCTGTGAAGGTTCTTCAACTTTTCCATTGAATAAGGTGGCACCAATTTCTTGTTTTTTGGCTTCTAATGCTTCAAAAGCACGAGCTGAAAGCAACTCATCTAGAGAAGTTCTTGCTTCGTCATTTTGGCCTTGTGCAACCATATCAATAAAATTTCTAATTTGTTCCATAATATCTCCTTATTTCTTATTTATACCTGATGAAAATTTCTCAACCATTGCATCCAATTCAGGAGTCATAGACTCTGTTTGGTCCGGTTCAGTAACATTATCTTCAGGTGGAAATTGTTCAGGGTCAACTTCCGGTTGAATTGGATTACCTTGAGCGTCCGTTGGAGTTCTTGGTCCTTCTTCTTCAATTTCTTTATCCATTTGTTCAATTTCTTCATCGGTCATACGAAGAACATTTTTCTTTACCCATTGTGCGGAGTAATATCTACCAACAAATGGGTCAATCATACCCATCATTTGAACTCTTTGTTGTAACAATTCTGCATCACGCAATTCAACAAAATTATTATCTTTTTTGTATTCGTAATAAATGGACTCTCTAAATTGTTCCCATTCTTCTAATGTACAAATACCTTTAAGTACCAATTGTATCTTTAATGCGTGGTCAAATACTTGTGAGAATTTATTACGCAATTTTTGGATGAACTTATTAAATTTCAATTCATCACGTGTGACTTCAGTTGTTCTACCAAGACCAACCAAACCGCCTCCCTGTGGTTCCAAACGTGAATATGGAACGTTCATAGATTGAAGTAGTTTCTTTTGGAAATACTTCACATCTTCCATTTCACCTAGATTTTGGCCAGCAGGCAAAGTTGTAATTTCGGTACCTTTACCACCTTCACGGCGAGGCAACCAGAAATCTTCCAACATAGACATATGTTTGCGGTCGTCACGTAGTTCACCAGTGCTGGCATCGTAAACCATCTTATTACGATACTTGACCATAATGTCTCTTAGATATTGTTCTGCTTTACCTTTTGGCAAGTTACCAACATCAATATAGAATATGCGGCGTTCTGGAGCTCTAGAGATACGATAGATAACAATCGCATCTTCAATCATACGCAACTGGTTAAGTGGTTTGATTGCTTTATGTAAATATGAAATGACAAATGTGTTTTTTGCATCCATCAAACCTGAATTCACATTGATAACTGATTCTGGTGCAATACGTAGACCGGCATTTGTACCTGCGGTATAGTTTTGTGTAGTAGATGGGCGTTCGTTATATACGTAGT